GAGTCAAAGGGGGATGTGTAGTAAGATGATGCTGCGTGACAGAGATGGTGGTTAATAGCAAATGCAGGTTTATCATTTATTGAAAACGCAACACTATTAGTATCTCCTGTCGAGGGAACATCCCATGGAGGGTTACGACCAAACGATTGTTGATTGGTAATGATAACATCAATATCATCCATCGATAAATTACAATGATCAAGGCTCTTATCTAAAAACGCTTGGTTGAATCCATAGTCATGTTTAATACGACTAAAACGCTCAAGCTCCCAATTCAAAAGAATCTTACCATCTTTCATAATACAGATAGCGGCATTGTGACCATTATATAGAGACAGTGTTATCATAATATTTCCATTTGTTTTTTCATTTTATCAGGCATATTATATAGTTCTGCTTTTGGAATCAAATGTTTCCATTTTTCAGATATTTCAATGTCTCTAGTTTCTGGTGTCCAGTTCAACCATTTATCACGATACCATTCATGAGATGGAATAGAATCACCAATAGCTGCTGAGAATTGAATAGCAGTTAGGTGCTTATACATCATTGTGGTTGCGTTAAGACAAAAGCCAAAATTATGATTTTGAATGTTGTGAGAAACATAATCTAATCCAGGCATTGTTGGACCAAAATGAGTTTTGAAATCAGGAGCTCTACTTGGCAACCACATCACTGGACCGACTCTTGGTCGCTGAGGTATTCTCCAATTATTATTTTTCCACAACTCAATTTGTTTTGTTCCTAAACATGGTATATCATTGATATTAAGTTGAATCCGTAGATTCACAACATTATTTTCACTATAGACCATATCTGGTTCCATAAACAAAACTGTATACGGTTTTTTATTTTCTTTTTCCACACAAATATCATAGTAGGTACGGAATTGATTAGCAGGTGTTGATACTTCTTGATTAAACCATTCGACTTTTTTGTTGTTAGAATAATGTTTTTCCATAAAAGCAAGAACGTCTTCCTGCAATTTTGGCATAGAATATATCTCTCCTAGATAAGTCACAGTAGGTTTAACTACCCATGGATTTAATGAGTAGATGACAAAAACTTTATCTACTGAATCAATGATAGAATCAATAGATTGTTTAAGGAAATCTGTTCCATAATGTATACGATATATCGCCCAGTTCATTAGTTTTTCACATTCCTTTTCATTCGTGCAATCAATTCTTGTTTACTAACCTCAACCCGCTTTTGCTTTCCTCGGCTGTTTTTTGGACTTTGCTTTTTTGGTTTTTGACTTACTAGCTGTTTTATTTCTTTTACTACTTGTTGATTTTCCCGTTTGTTCTGGTTTATCTGGCTCTTCGCTTTGTATACGTGATTGTCCATTAATTATCTCCAAAAGTTTTTCAGCATCAACTTGACGGTCTTTGTCTGTATTTTCAAAAATTATCTTATCTTTTTCATATAAGTTACCACGATCACTCGTGCGGTTTCTATTATATGTATCATCCATCCCAGACTTACCAGTTGTAAAGTGCATATGCTCATTTACGGCGTTTGGTATAAAGTGAGTCCGACCAACCTTTTTTGCCACGTCGAAAACCCACGTGTCGTTGTAACCAAAGTTGAACACGCCAGGAGTAAAATATCCAAGAGTCGTATACCATGTCTTTGATACGATCGGGAATGCGCAATGTTTTTCTCCATTAATTAAATCTTCCATATACATACAGTAGATGTCATCGGAAAATTTATTTGATTCGTCCTCAACAATAACATCCCAACCTGGAGTGCGATAGATAAGATCATCATTACCCATGATGAGAATATCGGCGGGTCGATCCAAATGATTTGCGGCATACTGAGCAAGTACATTCCAAGATATCGATACTGATTGTGTTTCGCCTAATAAGTTTGTAGAATTATCATGCTGTTTTGCTGCATAATCTTCATACGCTTTTTGACGCGGATCATCTTCATCAATATAGTTGTATGTGAATACTCTTTCTGGGTTTGATGCTGTAGCATATACAGATTCAATAAAAGTATCAAGTCTTCCTGGACGCGCCCGAGTTGGTGTCAAAATCGCAATGTTTTTCATTATATTCTCCAATGTTCCGCGACCCATTCACGAGGTTCGAATGTCGTTCCCCATGGGTGTACGGTTTCTGATATAGCTTGATGTGGGTTTGGTTCGCCGTGGAAACATACTATAGATGTACCTTCAATTAATCCTTCGTCGTAACACTCGTATTTATACGAGCGTAATTGATTGGGATATAGATGTTGAAGGAGATCAGGTTTATCTAATAGACCATGGAGCATTTCACCATCTCCACGATATCTTTTCATTGCTTCTTCTTTATTGATATCAAACCAATTCCATATATCATTCCCTGCTTTATAGTCCCAAGCAAGGACGCCAGCTTGAAATACATTGCGGTATTGATCCACGTTTTCGTATTTGTAGTTAGCAGTTCCCAAATTCTCAATCCCCATAATCTCACCACGGTAATCAAGAAGCCAATCGATATCTGCAGTAATAGCAGTATCAAGATCGAAGTAGACGATTCGTTCATTTAAGTCATACCTATTATCAAAGAGTACAAGTTTGTTCCACCAACCATCTAAACCTTTTGGTAATGTTTTAGTTTGAACGCCTTCTATTTCTGTATCAGAAAAACAAACAAACTCATATTCCTTTGTCGTATTGCGTTCAACCATTGCTTGGAGAATACGGACATAATCATCTGAATATAACGTCCCCCACTTTACACATACAACAGAAACTTTAGACAAGACCACCTACCGTTTCTCTTACAATATCTTCTGTAATTGGTTCGAGATAATAAATCTCAAGAACTTCAGCATCATTTAGCTGGGTTTCGAACCAGTGATACTCTCCAGGTTTTACTGATGTATATTCACCAGGAATTAACTTTGTTACATCTACAAGATCATATGCTTTTTTACGAACGTGGATATGAATAACACCATTTACACAATAGAACATATTCCATTTACGTTCATGTTGATGGATAGAGCATTTCATTTTTGGCTTGACTTTAATACGATGAAGCTCGATCATTGGTGTAACTAATAGAGGCTCAGTCGTTCCCCAAATCTTTCCGTTTTTTAGACTCATTATATTCTCTCTCTTCAATCATTTTACGAACAATGAACTGATCCCACGATTCACATTCATGGGGTGGCTCTCTATAATTAAACTTATTATAACTCATTTTTTCTCTTTTGTCAATACATTTTTCTCTTTTTTCAATAGATGGCTCCGATTGATTTTACATCCAATGAAAGCATTATAATACTCATCAGGTTTCAAAAGACAATCCGTTTCAAACTGTAGCCGAGCTTCGTAATAATTCATTTCACCTTTTGATTTGCAAAGTCTAACAATTTTTCTATGAAATATTTCTTTACCATATTCTTCTACTAATGCTTTCACAGTATCACTTGAACCATAGTAACTTTGCCAATCAGTCTCGACGATCTTTATTCGTTTTCGTTTTGCTCCCTTGAGAGGTGGGAGTTTTCTTTTTGACATCAAACCTTTTTTGCCAATGTAAATCATATCATTAGATGTATCGAGAATTTCATATACAAATCCAATGTTATCTTCAATCATTTCGCTTGTAAATGGTTCGTTATTATAGAACCACATTATTCGTCTTCATCGGAAGCAAAATTACTTTCGAATTCACCATCATCTTCTTCTGGTTCTTCGACCTCATCCCCACACATTGGACAATATTCAATAACATTTTTAACATTATGAACAATAGTATAATCGGCACCACAATCTATACACGATAATATTTTTTTTATTTTTTTTTCCATATTTCCCTCTAATTTGCCCAAACTTCGTCCCAAGAACCAGACAATGCACCTTTAGCATAATCAGTTGCTCGGTTCTCAAAGAAGTTTGTATGAGTTGGAGCATTAATCATCTCTTCGACCCAAGGTAGTGGATTTTTCTTTACTTTAAATATACCCTTCATACCCATAGAAATCAAACGACGATCAGCAATATAACGAATGTATTCTTTTAATTCTGCATCACGAAGACCTTCAACCTTACCCATTTGAAATGCAAGATCGACAAACTTATCTTCTAGCTCTACCATCTTCTCAGCAATTTGATAAATCTGACCTTTAGTTTCATCATTCCATATCTCTCGATTCTCTTCAACGTACGTGCGGAAGAGTTTAATAATACCTTCTGCATGTTGAGTTTCATCGACAATCGACCATGTAACAATCTGACCCATCCCCTTCATCTTACCATGACGAGGAAAGTTTAACAACATAACAAATGAACTGAAGAGAGCAAGACCTTCGGTGAATGCCGAGATAGCAGCCATCTTTACTGGCATGATTGTTTTGTTATCGTCGATTGTTGTCAAAAAATATTCATGCTTTTCTCTCATAGCATCATACTCTAAGAACTCATTATATGTTGAGTCAGGCATACCAAGAGACTCTATGAGATGTGAATATGCAGCAATGTGTAATGCTTCTCGAGCAGCGAACGATGAAAGCATCATACGGATTTCTGGCTGTGGAAAATTAGGTAGATAATTGTTTACATAGCCGCCAGCAACATCAATATCAGACTGAGTGAAGAAACGAAATATATTTGTCAGAAAATATTTTTCTTCTGATGAAAGAGTATTTTTCCAATCCTTCACATCTTCGAGCATTGGCACCTCTGAGTGAAGCCAATGAGACTGTTCGTGTTTTAACCAAATATCATAAGCCCAAGGATAGTTGAACGGCTTAAAATAGCTTCGTTCGTCCTGTAGTTTAAGTTTTTTCTTTTCAGCCATTTTTTTCCTCGTAATATTTTTTTAATCCAGTATACCCGCCTTCAAGTAGTTTTCCGTCAATAAAAATTTGAGGTACTGTTTTAAGATTGTGTGATACCATTGCGTTTAAAGATTCGTCTATATCTATTTCATTATATATTTGGTCGTTGTCTTTTAAGAGCTGTTTAGCCGCTCCACAATACGAACACCAATCACTTGTAATAATATCAACTTTCATTTTTCATCCTTCACATGCAATACATTCTTCACCAGCAGCAATAGCTGTCATATCTAGCTCTTTGATAATATCGCGTTCAATACGTTTTGATACTCGATCTGCTTTGC